ACCTAAAATCCTCATCGCTTCGCGATGAGTAAACTCAGCTTCAAATTCCAAAGACAAAATAAGCAGTATGTAACAACGAAATTCCTCATCGCGAAGCGATGAGTTTACTCATTCTAAAGACGGACGGCTGTATGTTCATGGTAAAACCATACGACCACTATGCATAACAATGAAATTCCTAATGCGTACGCTAAAGTTTGATTGACGGGATGAATAGGATTACCTTGCGCATCCTTCTTTTCGTACTTCTTCAACATGGTAGCTGCAAGCATATTCCACGCATTAGCAAATATGAAGCCTAATGCTGCTATAAGAAAAATAGACGCAAAAGTTGCGTGCCAAGCAGTAGATCGTTGTACCTTCGGCATGATTATTTTTATTTTAATCTTTCCAAATAATTTTCAATTAACAGTGGATTGCACAAACAAATGCCTCAAAAATAATTCCAATTTCACCATATTGAAGGTGAAATGCTTCAAGTATAATAAGGTATCTAATGCTGTAAGTCTCTGTAAGTTCGAGAAGATCCTCAGATTACAAAAACTTTCTAATCTAGGCTGCATGGACACATACCACTCGAACTCATTCCTCTTAAACATTCGCAATATATCGAACTACTCGGCAATTGGATTGTAAGTTGCGCATTGTCTAAATAAGATACATCCACATTCCATTTAACAGCGGGCTCATATGGTTTGAAATTCCATCCATAGTAAGATTCGGAAGATGTGCAAGATGCAGCACCCGAATTTGGGACATCACGACGCTTTATATATGGCTTTGTGGAATTATTGTTAGTTCCAGAAGATGCAACTTCCGGGGCTACACTTCCATATCCATACCTCGAAGAGTTCGATCCTAAAGATGAAGACGAGCGTATGTATTTAGCGATGACAGGGCGTTGTGTTATAGGCATCTTTAGGAACCAATAAGACTTCCAACCTCCTCGATAATTTTGATTTTTCACTAGAATAACTCATCATCTTCTACAGTGTTAACATCAAGCATTTATTTCATTCCAACTTATGACTTTTTTGCAACTCTCTATTTTTTTTGATTTATTTTCTGGATAAGTTATAAAGTCGGAACATCTTTTTCCATATTTAAAATTTTTATATAAAATGTCAGCTAAAGAAGTCAAAGCCGCCAAGGGTATGTGTACCCCTCTCATCATCTATCTTGCACTCGTTGCTGTGCAGATGGTCGCCATCGGTATGAGCTCTAAAGTCGCCGAAAAGGACAAAATGAAGGTTATGGGCCTTACCGTCCTCGTCGCCGCGTTCTGGGGTGTCATCATGTATCAACTTTGCCTTAACGGTCATTCAGGTTGGTCATGGTTTATCCTCCTTCTTCCTCTTATCGTTGCAGTCCTCGCCTGGATCTTCTAAACTAGCGTATAGAAAATATATGTACCCATATGGGTACATATAGCTTACATAAGTTGTGGCGAGTGCAATGTTAAAATCTTGACGTTATCGTAAATATATGCCAAGATGTCACCATTACGAGCTTTCTTTGTGGTATGCATTCTAGGGTTCATAGTATGGTGTATCTTTAAAATTGTGAAATTATATAAGATGCCGGAACCTACCCCCGGAAAAGCGTGCGATCCGAATCAGATGTGGTCAGATAGCTCATGTGCTACGATGAAGGAAACGAAATTCGATCCTACCATCACGTCACCCAAAGGAAAGAGTTTAGTATTGTTGTCATTTGAAACACAAGGAGCTTCGATACAACCCATTTACAATCCAGTTTGGTATCGCTTTCGTTATGTGAATATGCTTACAGGAGGATACAGTGATTTTAGTGATTGGACGGCATCACCTGTCATGAGTGGATCATGTTGTTTACCGTGTCCTGGAGGAGTAGGTAAATGCGACTCCTCGATCGGTAACGGGTATAGCACGTGCAAAGCGAATATGCCAACTTTAGGTATAGATATGGAAGCGTTAGATTATTCACCTTTACTTCCTGTTGATGCGAATGGTACTGCTTTTGTTCCTAGCGTACATCGCTATACAAATCCTCCTGGTGTCATGACAAAACCCGCCGATGACGTAAAAGATGAGATTGTAGGAGTCATCGAATTAACGAAGACCGTCGCAGGGAAAAACTATTACGCCTTCATGGATTGGAAATATCCCGCATGCGGAAGTACGGATACACCAAGTTCAATGACGTGTTCCAAAACCGGTAATATATGTAGTCGAGGGAATGTCATGTGCGACATATCTACGTGCACATAAAATAAGAGTGTATCGTATATATTCTATGGTATATACGATAAATATAGATGTCGCAATATAATCGTGTAGTCTGTCATCGATGTTCTCTCTACTTTGCGAAGAAGATCTGTGCTTCATGTAACAAACCAATATGTTTGAATTGTTCCTATAACCTTATTCTATCTTTTGATGGTAAACACGTATTAAAGTGGAAGGTATGTAAGGAGTGCTACACGCTAAGGAAACACGAAAGCGTAAAGTGTAATTTACAGCCCGAGTTATACTCTAATTTTCGTGAAAAATCATGAAATTAAGATATTACATATCTAAAATGACGCAAATTTCAAATGTCATCTTCATTTGTGTTCTATGAGGGAACTAGCGGAGAACACTCTGTTAACCGTTTTGAGTTTCAACAGATAGGAAGTCGTCATCATGATCTTCGTTTTTACCATAAAAATGGGAACATAATTGGTTATGCGATGTTGGAACTCCGTAGCGCAAGATACGATTATAAGTGTCCTTCAGATTGTGTAACGTATACGGATCCGCATGGTAAATCGTGTAGAGTCTGGTATATAACGAGAGACATTGAAAACGTAGAACGCCCAAAAGTTAGGATGATAATATTTTACTTGGAAGAAGGTGTTGCGTTCGAATATAGTACGTGCGATGTTTCTCTCACTGAAATTTATGACGAAAAGTCTATTCTGAAAAACTATCTATTAGATCTGTATCTTTTCAAGGAAGTTTACCTTAGCCCTTGCGGTTGTTACGCTATCATTGGGGATTTGGAAGGATTGGATGTGTTTTTCAAAGTCGAAGACGGAAGGGTTGCAAGATATGAATTCGAGTTTGCTGTAATGAATGCGTCTTCAGAAAAGTTGTATTATTGGATCAAAAGTAAGGGCAGTGATATTTTACGTATTACGAAACCTACGTTCGATATCAAGAATCAACGAGTGACGGTTGCTATTCAGACTTCCGCTGAAAATTTCGACAAGTATTTTTTCAAGTTATCCGACTACTAAAAAGATCTTCATACGAAAAACTCGTATACAAGTTTGGGATAAGGAGAGCTTTATTTTTGTATACGTAAATGATACGTATACAATCTTTGAGAATCTTCTTTACTGGAACTTTTATTTTAACTTCTTATTTTGTGATCTTACAGTCACCGCATTCTTCGCCTAAGGCATTGAAATAAAAGTTCTTGGTCACCTCGTAGGATTGGATCTTATCTCCCTTCTTTTTCGCTACGTAATCGTGTAACATGTAAGAGTAGATGAATGCGTCATTATTGTTACGAAGATAAGGATCGATAGGGTACGCTTTCAAAAATTCAATAATAAGATTTCCCATATGAAGATCAGGAATAAGTAAAGCGATTGTCTCTACCATTTCTGCATATTTTTCTCCGGAATCGTATTTGAGTGTCGTAGCGTAAATGTGAATAACGTGCCAAACAATATTATCCAATGTTTCGGTACTTTGGTTCTGATAACGTCTTACTACATCAGAATAAGGAGGAGAAACTTTAGGATTGGCAGGATGAAATTTGGAGATGTGCTTATTCGCCATATCATGAATGACGTACGTGTAGTATAACAGGTGCTTTGCCGATTCCATATATTGGGATGGTGGTAGACTTTTCAACTTTTTGATCAAGTTCTTTCTACACATCAAACACGGAAGTATAAGAGTGAGTAGAATCAAGAACCTCAGAAAGATCTCCTTCTTATCTGGTGTATACTTGTCCGCTAGAGAATGAATGAGCTCCCAATTTGGCGGCCCCCAGAAATTACGTCCCTTAATCTCACTTCTCTTTGCACTCGGAACATAACTTGCCATCGTCGAATTTTATAATACGTGATCGAAATAAGAAGCGCTTAATTTACTGCGTACTCATTCCATTAAACGAAAATTTAAAATTTGTTAGATTGTAGGTTACTTACAGAGACTTACAGCATTAGACGCCTTATTATACTTCTAGTATTTCACCACTACTAAAGCGAAATTCGAACTATTTTTGAGGCACCTATCCGTGTTATCGTACAATCCGCTGTTAAGGTTACGATTATGACATGGCTTCTAGTGTTTCTGATATAATAGGACTTTCGACGTATAGCGAATTTATATCTGAAGAAGATGCACTGCGTATTATCGATTTCATTGATGAGAAAGAATGGTTAAGTGGAGAAAACGCACTTAAGAGGCGTACGCAGCACTATGGTTATGAATACGATTATAAAACGCGTTCTACGGGGATGAAAGTTGCAAAGCCTATACCGGGGGTAATGATGGGGTTGTGTACCAAGCTTGTTGAAATGAAAATATTTCCGCAAATTCCTGATCAACTGATCGTAAACGAATATCTACCTGGCCAAGGTATCGCGGCACACATTGACCAACCTGTTATCTTTGGAGATACTATAACGTCAATCGCTTTATGCGGAGACTGCACCATAACTTTTGGGAAATGTAAAACGAAAGTAGATTTACATTTCAAAGAACGGATGGCTGTAGTGTTACAAAACGATGCTCGATATCAGTGGACGCATTCTATTCCAGCAAGGAAAAGCGATAAGATTGACGGTGTTAAGATACCAAGGAAACGACGTATCTCATTAACATTCAGAACAATAAAAAACCTGAAGAAAGTGTAAAAACTGAAATATATGGAAACATAAGGATGGATGATATGCATTGCTAGCTATATAATGTCTCATGGTGAATGTAGGGATTGGTGCAGCGATTGTGGTAAACTATTCGATTGCTGTTGTTATGGAGATTGTACATGCAAAGAGAAATGTAGTGCTTTGGACGGCGTGTTGTGCGGCTTATGTTGCATCGAATCGTGCGGATGCCCATTCTGTTGCCTAAAAGGAACGCGATTCTTTGACTGGTACTTGAATTGTTGCAAGGTCTGCTTCAAATCATAGTGTTACTTTCAGATATATTACTCGTAATTTTCTGGGACAAGTGTAATAAAGAAATGTCGTTCTCTCAAAAAGTTAACGTAGGAGGGTTTATTTTTTATGCAGACCCTTATTTGGCACCAGGCCAATTCAATGTAGGGATGTATCTTACAAATCAGCTTAACTCGATCCTTCATCAAAAAGGATTACCTATAGATATTCGGGGAGAAGGTCTTGAACAGAAGGTAGCCAGAGTTGTAAGGTCTCTTAAATTTAACGAGGCGAAAGAAATGTTGAGAGTCCACGGCTATAAGGGGTTAAATCAGATGGATTTGGGGATGTTACACCGTACGCTAATGCCTGATTACTCCAAAATAAGTCGTAATCTTCGTAATCGGTTTTTGAAGTATATGAGGATCGCAGACGGCCTACTTGTTCTAAAAAATGCCGGTATAGTACCTCCAGAAAATTATACACTTCAGACACTCAAAGATCTCATTATAGAACACGACGTATCTATAAACCTAAAGAAAAAAGTGCAACCGAAAGCCAAGCCCAGGAGAGTGCATCACTTTACACCTAATAAGATCCCTAAAACTGTGAGCTTGACATTCGTTAAGCCTAAACCTGTTGGTAAACAGCATAGCGTGGGTAGAATTCAGCAGTCTATACCTGATAAGAGAGTACATCACTTTACTCCTAATAAGATCCCTAAAACTATCAGTTTACGTAACGTATCACAAAAACCAGTAGTTAAACATCGTAGCATAAGTAGAATTCCTCAATCTATACCCGATAAGAGAGTTCACCATTTCACAATCAACGCAATTCCTAAAACAACTAGTTTACGTGACGTATCACAAAAGCGTGACAGTGTAAAAAGAAGTAAAAGTGTAAGTAAAATTCAGCAATCTATACCTGATAAGAGAGTGCACCACTTTACACCTAATAAGATCCCTAAAACAACTAGTTTACGTGACGTATCAAAGTCTCGTGACAGTGTAAAAAGACCAAAGAGTGTAAGCCGAATTCCTCAATCTATACCTGATAAGAGAGTTCACCATTTCACAATCAACGCAATTCCTAAAACTATCAGTTTACGCGACGTATCTAAGAAAAATATTGGACTTCGTAAGTATGCCAGTATCAGCCGCATTACGCAGTCTACTCCTGATAAAATTCCAAAAACAAGTTCGCTTAATGTATCAACGCCAGTTATTTCGTATAAAAATGTTGAAATCCCGGAAAAATACCATCGCGCATATGTGCACTCAGAATACGACTGCGACTTTTGTAACCATTACCTACAATTTTACCATCCAAGACTTTTCAAGAAATCACAATGAGTTCCAAAAAAAATGCAAAGATAAAAAACTAAAAAAATGTAACATGTCTAAAAATGGGATGTTACATTATATTACAACAGAGTTTCCGATAAAATGTTACGAGTCCTACCGTCTGCGCTTGTAAATCGAAGTATATGTGCTTATTATTCGAATGCGCCAAATCTTCGCCATCCCCTTGGTGATAAAGAGTCTTTGATCGAGATACTTTCTGGTGAAACTAACGATCTTGCTGTCGTGAATGCAGCGAGAGTTTCTTTCAATCGTACTTCTACCAATTTCACGACGATCAAAGATAAACCTAAAGGATCCGATGAAGCACTTCTCGATTTTCTTGCGAGGGAAAATCACTGGACACCTTTCGCCCATCCGTCTTATGTTTTCATGCGTCATCTTCCCAAAGATGAGTTTATTTTGTATGCTAACCATACGAAAGATTACCAGTTCGATCGTCACATTTTCCCTCTAGAAGGTAGCAACGTACGCTTCATCGAACGAGGTTCCGCTTATGCGTATATCGCTACCTGTTTGGATGCCGCTGTAAGAGGTGGATCTCCTAATCATCCTCATCCATTCCGCCACGAAACGGATCCAATCTATCATATGATGGCGGATATGCCTTACACTCTCTTAGCATTTTCAAAAGCGCGACGTTGTTTGTTTCCATCCATGTTGCATCACGATACTCTGAAGAGGTGTCGTCGTATTACCTGCGATTTTGAACAGCATACTCAAAATATGAAGACCGCAGAGTCTATCGCTACGATCTCTCTTCGCATTAAGATGCCCATCTTTGTGGAGAGACAATGGTTTAAGCATACTCAAGGGTTTATCCGCAGTTCCGTTTCTAGACGTTACGTAAGAGATATTCCCGAGTTTTTCACTCCTGATGATTACCGTCTTCAAGACGTGAACGTAAAACAGGGATCTTCGTCGGATACGTTATCGTTATCTCATTTTTTAGATGTAGACACTGACGTACATCAACACGTTTTACAGAGTATCAAGCTATACCAAGACATGCGTGAAAAAGGAGTATGCGCCGAACAAGCACGTATCGTATTCCCTCAGAATATGTATACGGAATTTATTGAAACCGGAACTATCGCTGCGTATAAGAGATTGTTGCACTTGCGTCTTGCTAAAGTAGCACAAAAAGAAATCCGCGATTACGCTAGCGCTCTTTTGGAGATGCTTTCCGATCCCGAAGTTACGTCATATCACAACTTTTTCAAATAAACATTTGATCTCACCTAAAGTTGGTGAGATCCCTAATTTCTTTACTTGTATAGATGATGAGTATACTTTACATGCTGTACAGCATCTTGAATCATCGGGTTATCATCGAAGAGTACTTCCCACATCACACCTTCGAGATTTTCTAAAAACACGAGTTTGTTGATTTGAGGTAGCGTCAGTTTACTAAAAAATGTGGATTTGTAAGCGCCAGATACGACTCTATTGCCTGTGATGTTTAATAGAACAAGGTGTTCAATATCTAAGATTCTAAATAGAGCATTCGCAAGTTCTTCTCCATCTTGACCAGTTCTGTCGCCAATGTAACACTCTCGCATAAAAACGCCTTTACATCTTTTACACTTCTCAATAACAGTTGCGATGTAGTCGAGATCTTTAGGAGAGGATATCATACTTTCATCAAGATATAGTTCACTTACAGAATCATAATCAAAAGGTAATTGTGCAAACTTTCTGGGGGGCATAAAGCTTGGGGAATTGGTTTCACTTTCTCTTTGGATGATGTATATTAGATTCACTATGCCACCCTCCAATACCGTGACGGCACCAAACATATAAGACTTGAAAACATTTTGTCTAGCTTCTAACCACTTGAGGAAAAACATACAAGCTATCCTTACACCAGGATCAAGAGACTGTACAACATCATCGATCTCAAGAGGGCCAGGTTTTAACCAGTTAAATCCCATATCCGACAATTTAATAGGCATTTGAGAAAGCGCTTGCTTAAGTGCCTCGCATTTGGGTACTCTCTCATCTGTACACTTATCAACTAGTTCAGATAAGTTAATATCCAAAGAAGTTGGTTTGTAATTGCCTGAAGAGCTCATTCTTTACCAAAAAGAATGAGCAATACTTTAAGGAGTTCGTCATAGAATCACAAACTAAGAGTGAATTACAGCATTAGATACCTTATTATACTTGAAATATTTCACTTCAACTAAAGCGAAATCGAAACTATTTTTTGATACATTTATTCACGTAGCCCACTTTAAGAGTGAATTACGACGGGGGGGGGTGTTCAATGTATCTCTGTAATTCCTAAATGAAGACTTTGGTTTTTGAACGAGACTTAAGGTCCTGACGACAAAGAGGACATTTAGGAGAACTAGTACGTAATATAGAATCAGCACACTCTTCACAACAACACACGTGACCACAGGGTTTAAATACGATACACCTATTACTGTCCATGCAGACTGTACAATCACTATTTACTGTACTTGAACTTGACGTAGGAGGTGAACTAGGTGATGAGGTAGGTGGATTCGATACATTTTCAGTTTGTGGAATTACTACTATGTCTTCTTCAACGAGTAGTGGCGCAGAAGCTTCAATTTCTTCTTCTGTTTTCTCTTCACCGTACTCTGCGAGATAAAAGAGCTTACTTAGCGCAATGGCCTTTTCAATGTCATTAAATTCTGGATCTTCGATTGCATCACAGGGTGTCACAACCTCACTAGCGCCTTGAATTGTATCCCATCTTGCTGTTGGAATACTATCGCTTACAATCTCATGTGTCTCTGATGTAGGTTGAGAGGTGATATGATCCCATCTGGCAGTACGTACACCATGGTCAACAATCTCTCTTTCTGCTCTTTGCGGTACATCTCCCATTTCAAGTAGATAAGGCGTTTTATAACTTCTTGTATAGTTTCTGTATCTTATATCATAGTAATCTCCTCCTGACGTAAGAGAGGATTTCGTAGAACTGCCGTCCATGTAATCTGGAGCTACCCTGTAGTAACTCATTTTTACGCTTTTTGTTTTACGTACAAACACTTTTATAGAAACATAACGAAATTTATTGAAGCCTATGTGATGGATGTACTTTCTCAAATTTACACCCTTGATGATTCAGGATAAAATCATGAATTGTGGGGAACCACCTACGTTTGCATGTTCTACACCTAACATGAAGCGGCGACATAGATCCATCTTTGATCATATCGTTAGTGATGTGAAAGTCAAAGTTGTTGTATTTACTATCTAAACAAAATTTAGCATTTTTGTGAAATGTCTTCCGTGTCCATGTTAACCGATCTTCACATGCTGCACATCCGTATCGTTCGTTGACATGCCATGATACAGACATTTCAGATACATAAGAACACTTCTTACACACAATCCTAATTTGGCTATAGGATTTAATTGGAACGCCTTCTGCTAAATCTGGATACTCGTAGCGATCTTCGTGAATAAGTTTGACTTCTCGAAGAAATCTATGATAAGACCACCAACCCTTTTCAGGTCGTTCTGTTACGAGAGTGCACAATCTCTTAGGCACTTTAATACCGTTCAAACTCGCAAATAAAGGGCGGATATCGGTCGTCATTATGTAACCTAGCTATTTATAG